ACATTTGACATTGTTGCCCTGGTAGCTTCTGGCACAGCAGCTGGTAGCAATATCACAGTGACCACAGACATTGAGCATGGACTTAATCCAGGTGCAGTGATTCAAATCAGCGGGGTGACCACTTCGGGCTACGACGACACTAACTACACTGTGACCAGTATTGGCAGTGATGTGGCCTTTGTGGTTGAAGCACAAAACACTCTGGGTTCAGTAGCCCCAGAACTGGGACAACAACCACGTGTGAATGTCACAGCATGGCACGGTGCCAGTATTCGTGCTGGTATCTTTGACGATCAAAACGGCTTGTTCTGGGAAGACAGCGGACAAAGTTTGAATGTTGTACAACGTTCAAGTACACAGCAATTGGCTGGATTTGTGTCAGTTGGAACAGGCTCAAACTTGGTAACAGGTGACGGAACTTGCCGATTCCAAGATCAAACTAACAACGGCGACACAGTGGTCATACAAGGTATGACACACACAGTGACATCAGTGTTGGACAACAACCGCATGACAGTGGTACCTACATACCGTGGTGTTGAAAACTTAACTCGTGTTAGAATGGCCCTGCGCAACGAAATTCGTGTGACACAGCCCAACTTCAACATTGATCCACTGGATGGTACAGGCGTATCTGGTTACACAATTGATGCAACAAAGATGCAGATGTTGGGAGTTGAATATTCATGGTACGGTGCTGGTTATGTACAATGGATGGTTCGTGGACAAGATGGTGCGTTTATCATGGCACACCGCAGACCCAACAACAACTTGAACAACGAAGCTTACATGCGTTCAGGTAACTTGCCAGGTCGTTACGAAGCCATCAACGAAACACCTGTGAGCAGCTTGGACGGTGCCATTACCAATGTTCAAACAACCATTCCATTGCGTGACGCAACATTCTATCCAAACGCAAGTGTAACATATCCTGTGTTTTGCATGATTGATTCAGAAATGATCAAGTATTCAGGCAAAGCAGGCAACACACTGACAGGTGTTACTCGAGCTGCCACATTCACACAGTGGACTGATGGAGCCAGCCGTAGCTTTACATCTAGTGCAGCCGCAGCCCACTCAGACAACACTGGTGTTATTCTAGTGTCAAACACATGTACTCCACTGGTCAACCACTGGGGTTCAGCAGTGATCATGGACGGACAGTTTGACGCTGACGAAGGTTATCAGTTTACATTTAACCGTACCAACTATGGTTTGCCAGGTGTGATTGGACAAAAACAAACGGTATTCGTTATGCGACTGAGTCCTAGTGTAAGCAACGGTATCATTGGTAACCTAGGCGAGCGTGAACTGATCAATCGTGCGCAGTTGACTCTGGCCAATATGACTGTGCAGGTAAGCGCCGGACGTTACTTGGTTGAAGGTATTTTGAATCCTTCAAACATTGATGCTACCAATACAACCTTTTCAGGACTCAACAACATTGGTGGTGGATTCCAGCCTAGCTTCTCGCAGTTCTCTACTTCACCACGTTACAACGGTGAGACCACAGGCGGTGTGACATCATCAGTATTTGGATCCACAGGTGGCTTCAGCAAGTCAGGAACCAAAGCCACATTCTCTGGTAGTGCTATTAGAACCTTTGCTGGATTGAGTTTGACCAACGTGTCGAGTTCAGGAGCCAATGCCAACGTTACTGTGCAGTTGACACCAACAGGTACTGTATACACCAACACTACCACACAGATCACAATTCAGAACGCAGGTACAGGGTATCAAGTTGGTGATACTGTGAAAGTTCTAGGTAATGTCGTAGGCGGATCAACACCTGGTAACGATTTGGCCTTGACCATTGCGGCCATTACAACTGAGATTGTGGGCGGAGAACGCTTGTTTGCCATTCCAATCTCCACAACCAATTCTGGTGTGCTGGATTTGAGTTCAGTCAAACAGATTGGTACCAGTGCTGTGCCAGGCACAGGCGTGTACCCAGATGGTCCAGAGTTACTGGCCATTCAGGTCACTGCGCTGACAACACAAACAAGCCCAGTGGGCGAGGTGCAGTTGCAGTTCCAGGAATCACAGGCTTAACATCAACGAGCAAGGTCCTGCTCCACACGCAGGATCTTGTCTTGTACAGCCTCCATATTCACAGTTGACCACAAGCCAGGGTGCATGGGTCTTGGCCAAGTGCCTGAATCTATCCAGGCATAGCCCAAGTGCTCATCGTTGAGCACAGGCACAAACTCTGCATCTACCACACAAACAAACGTGTGATACACAAAGTCTCCATCTGCTGATGTGAATTTTTCTATGGGGATTAGTTTTTGGTAGGTAGGAAAGCTGCCAAGTTCCTCTATGCACTCTCGTTCCATACCGCCCAGCAAGGTCTCTCCAGACTCTACTTTGCCGCCAAGCAAGCCCCATGCTCCGGGGTGCTTGACATCGTTTCTCAACAGATACAAATATCTAGCCGTTTGATTGCTACGGAACCAAACGCCAACAGCGTTTACAGGACCAGACTCCAGTCCCCTCCGGGATACACTCCTTGATAGCTTTTTATCCATTCTGCGCCTGTCCATTTGTATTGTATTGAAGTTGTTAAATTTGTAACAAACTGTATTTCAGTCTGTGTGTCTGCAATGAATTTCACATCCCATCTTGCCCCGTCGTACTCAATGATGTCATTGGCACTGGCCACCAGCGGACGACCGTTTGCTCCTGTCCATGCTGTGGCAGGACTAGTATTGTCACTAGATCCAGTAGCTTCGGTCAACAGGTATCGTTGTCCTGCGGCTGCTGCCGGCAACCCTTGGCCAGGACCACTTGCTAATGGATTTATCACTGCGTTGATGGCTGGCAAACTATTCTGAGGTGCAGTGTCTGCATCAATGTTGAATATCAAGAATCTTTCATCATTTGGGTTTACCGCAATAGTACCAATCACTTGACTGCCATCATCTTGATCCAATCTAATCTGGCTAATGCCTGGACGTAGTACTCCGTACATGCCAATCACAGCTGGCCACAACAGTGTACTGTCGCTCACAATAGTGGTGGCAGTCAGCTCATCGTTTGTGGGCTCTTGTACTATTAGCTGTTGTTGCAAGCATTGTATTTGATTGCCAATTACAACCACAGCATAATTGTACGGTGTGATTTTTTGTCTTGTGCCCAGCAACAGGTCGTTGTTGATAATGGCATCCACAAAGTCACCTTGTGCATCGTACATACTGGCAATCACACGTTCAATAATGCCCAGCTTCTTGACTTTAGCAGGACTACTGATCCAAATGGGCAAGTTGAATCTCAACGTACAAATGTCAATGGGATTTTCTGTGCCAATAGGTATAGTACGACTGGTCCATTGTGTAGATTCAAGTTCAACTACACTGAGTGATGTCCAGTCCAAGAAGTTGTCTGTGCTTTGCACTTCCAACGCAGGATTAAACAATGTGAGAATCTGTTCCAAGATCTGAAACTTTTGATTGGTGTTAGAAGTCCAAATGTCCAGAGTAATGGTTAACTTGTAAGGCACAGGCATCAAGCGTTCAACAGTGAATGCATTGCCCTGTGTGGTTTCATAAGTTTCTGTGTCTGGATCGTATGTGCGTTGACGTATGGTACGTTTGCTCACATGATATGGCTCTTGCATTCTGGGACGATCGTAATCAAGTCCAGAAATATAAAACGTCATCATGGGCGTTGCAGGCAAGAAGTTTGCGGAGTTTTCTTGTATGATGGTCTGAGCATTACGGCTTGCGTCGCCATATCGCACAGGAACTCTTAACAATGCAGCCGCATCAGAGTTTTCTTGACGTCCGTATTCAACTTGGAAGCCAGAAAAGATTCTGGTAAATTGTAATAGAAAGCGACGTATCTGTTCGTCATAAAAAAATTGTTGCATTGTTTAACTCGATCTTTGTCCAGGTCTGGTGTCTGGGAATGGATTTGGCGGCTTGTTGCCGTTATCATCGCCATTGTCTGCTCTGGGCTTGAGAATTTCACTCAAGCTCTGACGACTTGGAATATTACCCATGTCTGTTGTTTTCACTGTGTATGTATTGTTCACGAAGCCTGAGCGTAAAGTATTGTTGTTGCTGCCATTGTTGAGATCAGTACGAACATTATCTTCAATGCGTGTCCAGCGTGTGCCAGAGTAGCGGAACAAACGATTGGGGAAATAATCCAATCGTAACGCATAATCACCCACGGATGGATTGTCCGGGAATGACACACCAGCACTAGTTGGGAATCCATTAGGCGGAATACCATCACCTGTCAAGTAACCCACAGTATAGCCGTCACTATCTGGAGTTAGGTTCATGCCGCCTTCAGTGCCGTCTACAGTGGTAGCACCGTCTGTGGTCAAGCCCACAGGATTAGCAGGTTGGCCATCTAATGTAGTTGGTACCACGTACATCTTGGTTGCGTCGTAGCCAGACTTGGGAACTTCAACATCAGCTTGCGTAAGAATAGCATCGTTGATCTGTTGATCTTTGGTACGAGTACTCATCAACTCGCTCTCGGTACCTGGTGTATACTCGCGCCAGTAAGTGGTGTTGGTTATGGCTGTGCCAGCAGGCACATTTACTTTAGCCTGGTAGTACACATCACCTTGGTTCACAACGTCGCCAGCAGGATAGAAGTTGTCATTGTCCCAGATGGTAGACTTGACCATGGGCTTTTTAAGAATATCTTTGTATTCTTGAGCATTGGTCAACGGTGTGGCTTTCACACGCCACAAGTGCGGCAACCAAGTTTGGCTAAAACCTTCGCTAGCAAACGCCGCATCCTGAATCACATAGTATTTGGGCAGTGCCTCAGGAATGTTTGAGTTCAACGGATAATAATCTTTTAAGTTAGGCAGTTCCAACACATCGCCTACCATGAGCTTGCGTTGAAAAACGTCAATCATGTTGTTGTAGTGGAAGGTGATAAACAAGGTATCGTTGTTCAAGAACAGGCCAAACTGACTCAAATCAAAGTCCACGTCTTGAGCATTGTATACACCACGCATGACATAGATGTCTTGATCATAAATTCTGTCACGGTTTTCCAGCAACAGTAAGTCTTGAATGTTTAATGGACTCAGCTCATCATATACAGGTTGAGTAGCGTCTGCGTTGCCAGAAAATGCTGAATCCTCCCCGCCAGTTTCTGGACCCATGTATTTGCGAACATAGATATCTACCCCTCCGACAGTGTACATTTCTCGGATGGTACGATCCAAAAATTGGTAGTCGCGGGTTCGATTGGGGCGGTATAGGCTTAGGCGTGGCATAGTGTTATTTATAGCATTCT